GAAGCGCTAACCCCTACATCATAACTTAAACGTATATCAGAATCAAAAGTATAACTTGTTAAATTAACTACTTTCCCAATTAAATAAGTTGCAGATGGTGAAATAATTGTAAAGTCAATTGCGCTGCCGCCAGATGTATTGCTAATTTGAAATGAATATTCAGTTAGCCCAGCCGCTAATACAAAATAACTTTCGGTTGCAATAATTCCACACGGCAATTCACCATCAATAACAGAAAAGGCAACCCTATCATTTGCTATTAAGCCATGACACGCACTTGTAATTATATTAGTATTTTCATTTAGCGTAGCTGCTTTAGCTGCTTCAGTAATAACAAAATCCTGCTCGTAAGTAGAATCTTGTAAAATAACTATATTAACTGCAGCGGGATAAATCATGCGGCACCTATCTTAGTCGCAATAGTTGGAGTGCCTCCTGTTACCGTAACCAATCTAAGACGTGCAAATTTAATTGGTGAATACAAGCAAAACCCATAGGTGCCATTTGCCGTAATAGTTGTGTCAGCTTGGGTACTATCGTATAAAGGGAAATAGCTTGTATCGTCAAGGCTGCCTTCCATCCGTATCACAACACTAGTGCCAATAGATGCAACCGTTACTTGAAATGTAACATTAGTTCCAGCAAGTACTGCTGAATCTGTAACACCAACTGCGGTTAATGCAGTTAGTGCCTGCACTTCAAACCCACTGTTATCGCCAATAGCCATGTTACACTCCAGTAATGTTTACAGTATAGGCGCCAGCTAATGCCAGCGCCTACATTGCTCAAGTTAGCCGTACTTAGCGGATGCTAAGCCGATCACTGCAACAGCGCCCGCGCCAGTGCCGCCGCCAACCGTAACGCTTGCCTTAACAAAACGCTTCAAGTTGCTTACATTTACAAAAATCTTCTGCAAAGATGCAGTGTTAGCTGTAGTTGTAGTAAAGCCGCCGCCTGTAACGTCGGTGTAAGTACCGCCGCTAGTATCAGATTCAGTTAGCTTTACCGCATACGTAATGCTGGCACCGCCTGCTTCGGCATCAAGCAGCACTGCAATATCGCCTTCATAGCCCAACAAATCAATAGCAGAACCTAAGCCTGTAGCTGCTACTACGTCATTACGCAGTAACCCAAGGATCGTAGTTTTTGATCCTAAATTGTGAATCGTCATTTGGATGTTCTCCGTTTTGGTGGGATGAGTTTTACTGGTTCAACTGTAGCTGCAAGCATCGCCTTGCCAATGCCGATTAATAATTTAGCGTCGGCTGGAGATGCTGGAACAACATCTCCAACGCGCACCACTAAACCCTGCAGCATAGTTTGGCGCAGGATTTCAATTACCATAATTAGAGTGTGTTATTACCACGGCTGAATGATGCAGGCTGGCGTACTGCAATATCTACATCCTGCATAGCAACTACACGAACAGTGCCGGAAGTGCTATGGGTGTAAGGATCGACCATAAGATCAAGGCCAGAGAAATAACCAATAACAAGATCAGCAAAATTACCAAACCACAAGTCACCAGATGCAACTTGGTTCGACATCACAGCGCGATAGCCGTTCACTAGCTCGCCATCCATTACAAACAAGCCGCTGCCTGCATCCTTAGCCTTCACTTTCAGATTGCCGCGCATTGCAGCATTCATCAAATACACTGGGCTGCCGAGCAATGCGTTAGCAGTTGCAACGTCAGATTCAAGTGCTACAACTTCAGCAAATGTTGGTGCATCCAACGCAAAATCTTCCGTGCTGATGCCAGTCGTTAGCTTCAGACCTAATGGCTGGCTGTTGTTCCCAGTGCCATACAATCCGCAGCGATCAATCTCTAGTGCGATAACAGTAGCTAGGTCATTCCTAACCATGTTCTCAACTTCAATGCTGGATTGAATCAACAAGCGGCGGCTGTAATCTGTGAATGCACCAACTGATCGTGGTGTCAGGCTTACTTGATCAACCGTTTGCTGGCTTTCAGTAGGTGCCCCAGACTCAGCTACCCAATAAGCAGTGCCGCCGCCTGATTGGCGTGGGATCGCAACCATACCAGTTAAACCAGTTAGCACAGTAGCGCCAGCCTGATCTAATGCTGATGCGTTACGCAGCAGATCAATAAAGCTGCCAGCATCCAATTCGGTAGCAACCAAGTTGCCGCCTGCAGATGCAGTGCCTACATTCAAGTCACGGCGCAATACATCCTGCGGGATTGTGATACCGCGTGATTGACGGCCAAGCTTTGCAGCAGCAGCTTCAGATGCTTCAATTTCAAATCCTGCTGCTTCACGTGCAGAACGATCAGTAGGGTTAGCTAGATAGTTGATAGCACGCAAAAATGAAAAGCTACGGCTTTCAGTTGCGCTAAGGCCAATGTCGGCATTTTGCATAGTCACAGTCTCCATTGGGATGTTTAATTTGTCTAATACAGCAGATCTAGCCTCGTCGATTGAACGACCAGACTCCACCAACTGTTGGCCGAGATCAGCCATTTGATGCCTGTCACATAATGCGGAGATCTGAGCAATGCGCGAACGTTCGGCCTCGACGGCTTCGGCCCGCACCACGGCCAGATCTGGAGTGGCGGATTCCATGTTAGAAAGGGGATCAGGGGTTGGTGCTGCCGGAGCAGCGTGGGTATCAATCAGCAAGGATCTTCCGATCCCTACTGTTTTGTCAGCCGGTATTGAAACCATTGAGATCTCATACGGTGACCAGGCAGTAGCAACAAAGTTGCCGCGGCCGCGCTCTTCTAGCTTATCAATAGAATAGCCGAAGGAAACATTCCGTAGAATGCCATCCTTTACATCGGCTAGAACTTGTTGCGCAAATTCATTTTTACTAAACCTAACGCGGGCATATCCACGTTTTAACTTGTCATCAATTCTTGCCGTTTCTACAACACCAATAACGCGATCAACATCATGATTAAACAGCAGCGGTGCGCCATCGTTTAACCGGCTCAGGTCTGCTGCTTTTGTCTCGTGGCTTAATACTTCATTGCCAAAATATCTAGCGACTGGAGTCTCAGAACTAAAAGGAAACTCATAGGTGCGATCATCCATCTCGGCAAATGCCGTCATCTCTGCGCGTTGGAACTTGCCCGTAATGTCAGGTTCTGTTACATGCTCATTTAATTCTGCGCGATCAGATTCCATAATTGCTTTATCTGGTATCTCGTTGATTATACCGCGCCCATTAATATTCGCCATCTGATTCCTCGTCATCATCGCCTGCAGGCGATTGGGTATCCTCAAACGGTTGCATGGCTGATTGCGCAGCGCCGCTGCCATTCACCTCGCTTGGGTCAGTATCAAGCACAATCCCCATCTCATCCACCATCGCCAGCTCAGCCTGGCGGCCTGCCAACACCTCATCTAAATCGCCGCCCTGCTCTGCAATAACCTGGCCCAAAGTCTTGAAGCCGCATCTCACTGCATCCTTATACGCATTAACTTCTTTTTGCGGGTCAACCCACTCCCAGCTACGTGGCACCCACTTACTGGCGGCATAGCGTTCAGGATTTGTTTCGTAGCCCGGCAGGTTTAGCTCACCGCTTAATACCGCCATATCAAGCCATTTATCAAATACTGTCTGGTGGAAATTTTCTATAAAATAACGTTGCAATACTTTATAAGTATCGCGTTCTTCCAGCAAGCTAAGTCTGCTGCTGCTGTAGTTACTCTCAGAAAAGTTTTTGCTGATACTCTCAAAACTAACGCCAATGCCAGCCGCTACAGCACGCAGCATCGACCGGGTGAATGGTTCAAGTTGTCCATCAGGTGCATTAAGGTCTGGTACATTTATCGACTCACCCGGCTGCAGATACTTAAATACACCTGGCGTAAATTCACTAACTCTTTCATTATCGTAAACCTGATCACCCATCAGCTCTCCTTCAGGGCTTGATATAAATCCCATCAGTGCGCTGCTAGCCCGAGCTCGCACCACCTCGGCCTCCTCGTAGCCTTGCAGCATGTGCATACGCATCAATGCAGATGCAAACCACGTAACGCCTCGCGTCTGCCCTGGCCGCTCTGGCAAAAACAAATGTATTATCTCGTCTGCCGGTATGCGTAGCTTGCGGCCATTAGTGCGCGTATTGCCCGCATAGGTATCACCTGGGTGGTTTGAATAAAAATGATACGCTTGCGGCCTTAAGTAACTATCAACCTCAATACCCATTCGTACCGTATTGCCTTTTGCTGGTTGTGGTACTTCATCATCAACCAGATAATCAGACTCCAGTAACTGCAAAGCAAACGGGATCTTGCTATCACCAAATGGTTGGCGGATCATCCTGATAAATACTTCACCACTTTCTGCCAGGCTTCTGCATACCAACCGTTCCAGATCATGGAAACCTAAAATGCCGCTAACGTCACAGCGCTTTTTATTGCTCCAATGTTGCCATGCATCATGGATGCGGCCATTGATCGCATCATCTAATTTACCGCCGCGTTGCATCCGCACCTGGCCTTGATGCTTGATGCCGTGGCCGATTACATTATTTTGTATTACCCGCAATGCCTGCCGCGCATAATCATTATCGCGACACAACTGCCTAGCACGATTACGTAATGCCTTAAAGCTGGATTTGATTTCACTATCAGCGCTGGTGCCGCTGGTAACCCAATCGGCTGTGAGCCTGCTTACCCTTGCGCCTTGATACGCACGCTGCTGCGGTTTACGTATTGGCTCAAAGCCAAACTTCTTAAATAGCTCTGTGCGTAATCCCATCAGAACCTCACAAATAAGTTATGGGGATTGCCCAAACCATTAGCCATTAACTGCGCTGCCTGCTCACGTTTTACTTCTGCTTTTAATTTTGCTTCCAATTGTATAAGATCTGCCATTTCATATTTCTTTAGTTTACGTGTGCCGATAGTGTACTCCTGCACCACCCCGCCAGATATAATCGCTCTTATCGCAGCCTGCACTGCTGCCAGATCAAGCTCTGCTTGCGTCCTGCCGTCAACTGCGCCTGGTGATCCGCTATAGCTCAACGCCTGCAACACCTTTAGCTGGCCTGCACCTAGCGTTGCCTTCTCAGTGCTATAGGTTGCGATCGCTTGCCAGTACCATTGACCTGCATCAAACCCGGCGCTGGTGCCTGCCGCAACTGTAAATTCCCATCCCGTACCAAATGCAGTGCCAACAACAGTCGCGCCCTCGCTAGCCGTATTGGTGCGCAGGTAATAAGTAAGCGTCCATGTCGCGCTAGTAATCGCATTGCCTAAATTGTCAACGCTCTCCACATCGCGCCATTTAATCGTGTCTCCTGCCCTAACCTGTGCTGGAATGTTCACCAGTTACTAACAAAGGGTTTGCTTGATTTTAGCACCGCCTTGGCTTTTGGCTTGCTTTCTAGTCGCCGCTCTAATTGATCCCATATTGTTCGCCTGTCATATCGCTGATACAACCAGTTCAAACCGGCATACGCATATACCAAGCAGTCCAACGCTTCATTACGCGCACCGGGCTTCTTTACCCATTCACGCACCGGAAACCCTTTTACATACTTCAACGCCTGCTTTTCTGCTGTTAACTGCTCAAAATATTCCGCTGGTGTGCCCATATGAAAATGCAATGCCTCATTATGTTTTAACCGCGCAAATAATGTTGTTTTTATGGTATCACCGCCAACTGGATATACCAATGCGCCACGCTTTAATTGTTGGCCCTTGCTATTAATATCTACCTTAGCAGCCTTGCCAATTGGTGCCTTACCGCGTTGGCTTTGGCCTTTAATTGCAATTACATTTTGCCTGCCGCGTTCTCTTGCATATTGATAAACCTCAGCCGTTGCATGGCCGCCACTATCAACGCAAACTGCATCTGGCCTAAACCCACCACCATTAGCATGTGGCCATTCACGTAACAACAACTCATCTAGTTGCTTCCATACATCAGCACGGCATGGATCACCAAATATCTCTTGGTGATGCACCAACCATCCTTCCTCCTCACGGCCCCACGCCCATACGCTAATAGCTAAGCGGTCGCCAATACTGCCGCCACCACCTTGTACGTCAACGCCTACAGTCAATGCCCATGCATCTGCTGGTATAATGCCAGGTTCATAATGTTCACACTTATCTATTAACCCAGCAGCATCTACCTTGCTAGCATAATCTTCTTCCCATGTCTCAGCCAATCTAGTATTAACAAAGCTCTTAAGCATTGGTGCATCAGACTTTGCACGTAAAAAATCGTCAACCATATCAGCCCAACTAAGCCACCCTAATGGTGAGTACAAACCCGATAATTGAAAACCAGCCGTCTTACCATCAAATGGTGCCGTAGCTCGCCATTCACCTTCGCGTAACATCATTGGTTTATGTATATCACTAAATCTTTCACCGCAATGCTCGCATTCGTATTGCGCAGTATTAGGATCATTATTTTCCCATTTAAGTTGTGCCCACTTTAGCCATTCCTTTACGCCACATTTAGGGCACGGCACATAAAAACGCCGCTGATCACTACGTAAATACTCAGCTTCAATACGGCTAAAATCTTTTACAGTTGGTGTGCTAGTAAGTAAAATCTTACGCCTAGCAAATGTAGTAGCACGTTTTTCCGCCAAACTAACAGGATCACCTTCGCCATCTACATCAGCAGGGAACGCATCAACCTCATCCATAAAAATATAACGACATGGTGTAGACCGCAACCCAGTTGCGCTATTAGCACCAGTAAGCAGCATCATGCCGCCTGGAAACTCCTTTGCCAGCATCGTATTACCGCTATCTCTACTTCTTGATGGTGCAATCTTATCGTTTAAACATGGTGTCTCGCTAATAAGCGACTCCAGCCTCTGCTTTGATAACCTCTTTGCCATCTCTACCGTAGGCTGCACCAGCAGCATCGGACCCGGCGAATGCGCGATCACATAACCCAACCAGTTGCTGCCACTTTCAGTCTTGCCAGTCTGTGCAGCAAACATCATCACCACACGTTGGATGCCGCTATTAGTGCTAAGGCAATCCATTGGCTCCTTTAAATATGGCGTCCTATTAGTGCGCCATGGCCCAGGTTCCGCGCTTGCCTTACTGCTAAGCCTCCTGTGAGCATCAGCCCATTCGCTTACCGTTAACACTGGATCGGGCCGCAACCCATTGAAAAACGCTGTTCTATAGATCGTCATCACTTAGCTCCATCAGTGCAGCACGGTGTTCATCACTCAATAACTTATGGATCACTGTTGGGTCAGTCTCACCAGCTAACTGGTGGCTCAGCCTATCAGCCAAATTAGCTAATGCCTCGCGGATAGTACGGCCAAGCTGAAATGCTTGCTTCTTAATATCTTCCGCTGGTAACAACTCCTTACGTTGCTGTGAAACCTGTAGTTTTGCTAATTCTGCCTGGTAATGCTCGCGCCGCTCCCTGCTTATGTTAAGCTCAGGGATTTGATCGTCGCTAAGCTTTACGTCGTCTGGTGCGCTTACCTTTGCGCTATATGTTCTTAGTGTATTACGATTCCATAATTCTAGCGCCATGTCTCTATCAACGTAGCGTTTGCCATTTTCTTCTACAACTGCTGCTGCAATACGTGATTTGCACGCATGGGTAACTGCTGCTTTTGAGCATCCCTTAATTGCCGCTAATTCTGAAAACGTTATCAACAATGGTCGTTAAGCGTGGTTAACACAGCTTAACCGCTGGAGACCGTATGTGAATATAACATCATTGTGATATAACTTTACCTACTTTGAAGGCT